TTAACGAATTAAAAATTGCTCCTCGATACAAATTTAAAAAAGGTAGGGCGGGAGTATTTGGATGCTTCCTTAGTCATTACTACCTTTGGAAAAAATGTGTAGAATGTAATGAACCATTTATTATTCTAGAACACGACGGTTATTTTATAAGAGCCATCCCTGACAATATTCTTGATACATTTACAGATGTTTTAAAATTAGATAATCTAGATCCGTACTCAAAATCGTATGATTCACTTATTGCCACTGAACAACTTTTAGATTTAAAAATTAGAAAGTATCATAACAGTCAAGCAAAGTTTCTTGACAAGAATCAAACTGGCAACTACATGCGAGGTGCATACAGTTATATTATTAAACCGCATGCTGCCAAAAAAATTATTGATTGGATATCAGTTAACGGCTTTGTTCCTGCAGATCAGCAACTAGGCAATGCACTAGTTGATATCCAAGTAACAACTCCAACAGTTGCAAGACTGCACCCTGCATACTCTGGCAAGATTGGCGAGTTGTCGTTAACTGGAAATCCGGAGTTATTATAATGGGTCAACTAAAACCTGGCGCAACATATATTTACGAACGTAATGGCGGTACAGTATACGCTAGAGAAATTGGTGCTGACCCTAGCACCAGAAAAGAGATTGGCTGGGATTACGATTCTAGAACTTCAGACGGTCGACCACTATATGAACATATACAAGACAGCAAGCTATGGGGTGAAATTCATCGAGCTGCAAAAACCAATCCGGCCTTGCAATCTGCATTAGATCGTGTTAAAATAATATATCACTTAGGAAAAGACAAAGATGGCGAATAAACATATAGACCTTTTTAAAGAAATTATACCATCAGTTGACCTAGGTTTAAAAGATTTATGGGATGCCGTAGACAAAGATGCACAGAAAGAAATAAAAAACGATCTTTGGAAT